GTTAAACCATAGTTAGTTGTAGTTGTGTCTGCCATTGCTCTATCCTATTCGTTGATCTGGTTGCATTATACTATAAATTAGTCCATGTGGCGCTATCGGTTGGTAACGCTCCCCAGACTGCACTATCAAGAGGTAGTTCGTCCCATACAGCAGAGTCTGCTGGTATAGGTTCGTATTTGTGACGGGCTGTAGCTGTCATGCTAGATGCAGCGGTAATGCCAGCAGATCCAGCCATAATAGCCGCACCGTTAGATGTGGCACTAGATATGGCGTCAACTCCAGCACTTGCCGATACTACATATACGCCCGTAGCCGTTGTGGTAGATGCCGCAGTAATGGCAGCGTTAGCCTGTAATACTAGCGTACCAGCCGCTGAAGCCGTACTTGCTGCAGTTATTGACGCTATACCATTAGCATACATCTGGCCTGTAGCCGCAATCGTAGAAGCAGCCGTTAGGTTAGCAGATGCTTGGTAGATTATCTGACCTGACGCTACAACAGTTGATACAGCCGCAATAACAGCAGCACCTTGATCTACCTGCTGACCATTAGCCGTTGCAGATGATGCGGCACTAATAGCTGCAATAGCGTCTACATAGGCAGCTTGCCCATAGATGTTAACGCCAAAGTTAGCTGCACCATAACCATTCATTATTAAGCTAGGGTTATGTCGAATTCACCAGCTTGGAATCGGAATACGTCACCACTAGCAATCGTCTTACTAGCCGTTAGAGCAGTCTGGGCAAGCATGTTGCCGCCTGAAGAAGCATCCAATACAGCCGTATGGGTAATCGTACCCCAGCTAGCTGAAGCAGTTGGAAACTCTACAGCAGAGGTATTATCCATAGTGCCAGAGGCTGAAGCATCAAAAGCCATTGATTGACGGGCATATGAGCCGCCTGAGACTTCTGTACCTGTACCACCAACGCCAGTAGCTGAAGTGTAAAGACCGACATAGACAGTCGTAGGCGCTGTATAAGCCGCATTACGAAACGCATGGTCTAGTAGTTCATTTTGTAGGAATGTAGTAAATGCCATGTTAATAAGCCCTAATATTTAAGCGTAGGCCAGAGCCAGACGCTGTTGATTTACTGCTCGCGTCATTAACTCGCTCTACAGCCGATGTGTACAAAGCAGCCCATGTTTGGGCGCGTTGGTCTTCTTTTAAGTAAGGTGCTGAGTGTAGTAAAGCACCGTAGAGGTAAACGTCTGGGTAATGTGTTAACAACCAGTTAGTCGTGGCACTATCCGTTAGCGTAGGAACCTTAGCGTAGTAGTTCAACACTGAGCTATACGCACTATCTGGGGTAGGCATGACTTCAAACTGGCCTGCGCTATGTCCATAGAACTTTGGGATGCCCGTAGAGTCATCCCGATTAGCTCTCATTGCCTGTATTTCAGCGCGTGATAAATATCGTAGGTCAGTCGTACCGTCAGTTTCCAAATGAAACCTAATAGTAGCCAACCAATCGCTAGGTATCCCAGTAAACTGGCTATCCACCGTTGTCTCAGAGCGTGTCTCCATACGCCAGTGGCGTACCTCGTTACTGATAGACGACTCTGCCAAGGCAATGAAGTCTGGAATAGTAGCTGTCAGGTCATCGCGGTTTAAGAAGTTAGCGATTGAAGCCTGTAGCTCTGCGTATGTTGAAATAGCCATTAGTAAAGTCCTAATAATCCTGCTGCTGCTTTTATGCGATCGATTAACCCGCGTTCGTCATTATAAGCTATTTTATTCATTAATTCACTTGGCATACGCGGTGCTATAAATTGCATCAAAGGATCGTCTACCCCCTTATCATTTAAACTGTTAGCACTCATTGCGGCTTTAGCTAAGAATTCGTTGGATGGCGCTTGGTATCCACCCACATCATCATTTCTTAGTTTAGCCAAGTTTGATGGCGAATAGTCTGCGTAAGTATCATTTGATTGAGCTGCTGCGCCTAGGCCTAATATGCCTGCGCCTGCTAATGCTGCTGGATTAGAGGCTAGGATGTTAGATGATGAAGCTTTGGTTGGGTCAAATGCGGCAAATATTGATCTTGAAGTGTCTTCGTCAAACATCATTCTTTCACCAGCATAATCTAAGCCAGTAAAACCTTCTGTTTTAAGCTGCTGATTAATGGCGTTCATTGTCTGGGTGTAATCTTTTGGTTTACGACCCTCTTCAATTAAAATCTTTTCAGCCCTAATAGCATCATTTTTATTGGCAATCTTGCCTCTAGCCACCATTGGGTAAGCTACTGGGTTAGAAGACATCTCATTTGCATAAGCCTGCCCATATGATGGTTCAGGCGAAGAGTATATAGCGTCCCCAAACTTATACCTAGAGTTGGTAGGAAGTTTATTGTCAGGGTAATCTTCAGATAGCCACCTATAGGTAACATCATCAACATTATAGCCCTGCTCTTTAGCCCTAGCCATGCGAGCTGGGGTAGACATATCTAGCAGGCCGCTAGGCTCTGGCAATGGCTTATTAGGTATAAACTCGCTTACATCATTTGGTTTATTAGCTTTGGCTGGAAGACGTAAATGAGCCTCACCATCAAAAATATCATCTAGCTCTAGCTTATCTGCTGGTATCTTTAGTTCTATTACTTCATCACCGTAGCCATCACTATTAGCTCCACCACGCTTTGTAGAGAAGAATATTCCATCTTCTTTGGGTGTGAATATGCCTGACTCACGAATCTTGTCAGCATTCTCTTTGCTAGTTCTATGAAATACGGAAACAAAACCATCAGAGTCAACGTCAGAAAACTCTGAAATCTCATCTATTAAGTCTTTAGCTTTGCGGGATATGTAGCCACCAGCATCACCAAGTAATCCCAACCCCTTACCTATAACCGCCATTACAGAAAATAGCCTTTCTTAGCTGGCTTCTTCGTAGGCTTCTTAACAGGCTTTTTGACTTTCTTGGCTTTCATGGCAAACCTCACAATAGTTATGGGCCGATTATACCACGATTACACTAAACCTTTAATACCTCGTTTAATGGCCTTGCGATCCTTCCTCTTTGACTTACCTAAGTCACCAGCAGCGAATGCCTGTGCCATCTGTCGTAATGCGTCAGCAGCCTCTGAATGACCTTCAGACTTGTCTGGGATGTGCGTCCACCTACCCTCGCTATTAGACCATTTACGTCTATACGCTTTAAGATGCTCTAGGCCAGCATTACAGGTTGTTGGGTCAATGTGAATGTAGGGCCACATATCGCTAGTAGCTTGAATGCCCCATAGCAAGTCCTGCACTCTTGGCACTATGCGGAATGTTACTGCAGGCAGTAGACGCTTCATCATGTCTTTAGGGCTAAGGTTCTTTGACTCAATGCCCTGACGCTTATGGTCAGCATCATGCGGTAGCCAGCAGGTGTCTATGATTAGATCCAAGCTCTTGAGCCACTTAACACAATGGGCAAATGATTCGTTCCATGCCTCATAGAAGTGGATACAACGATGCTCGTTACCAATGATCTGTACTACCCATATCGCAGTACCGTCACTAGATCCGATGTCAAAAAAGCAGTGTACTGGATGTGACTCCACCACTGGCTGTTTCATTACCCTGCCATCAGCCTGTGCAGTGTTAATCTCACGTAGCCAGAATGCTCCCTCTGGAAACTCCAAGAAGTCACCATCCCATACATGACCATAGGTGTCAGGTCGTAGGTCTAGGTCTTCTATACGCTGGTTGGTGAGTACCTGTGGCATCCACGGATTGTCTTGCCAATTTATGGCGGTTATCTTGCACCCGTCAGGCTTGTTGATGCGGAACCGCTTGTGGGTGGCTGAGTCTTTAGACTGTGGATTCCATATTACCCAGCACTCTGAATTCTCTTCACGTATCGATGGTAGTAGCTTCATGTAGGCTTCTTCACTCACAGTCTCAGCCTCGTCAATGAATGCCAGTATGATACGGGCCTTTGACTTAATGCTGTCTATGTTACGTGTTAAGCCTGCAAAGCTGTAGTTTATCCGTCCATCCTTGCTGCGGATGTAATGGTCGCCACACTCGTAGTAATCGTCAAGGAATGGCACTGCTTGGATGGCGCTTTTAATCTCTGCGAATGAGCTTTCACTTAGGCTGTTCATGTACTGGCGTAAGCATAGGATCTGACCTGTGCGTCCACTCCTACCAAACTTGTAACCCCATACTGCAGTCATCATGGCAAAGGCGCGTGACTTAGCCCCACCTCTACCGCCATAGGCAGCTCGGTATCTTGCCTGACCTTCAAAGATGGGTACTAGCTTAGGTGGTAGCTCTATGTCTACTTTAGACACTACAGTCCACCAAATTCTTTAGCCACTAACTGTATTACTGTAGGCGCAGACATTGAGCCATCTGAACTTGTATTATCTACCTTGTCGCTTAGGCCATGCTTACCTAGCATTAGCTTAGTGATACCTGAGTTAGCGGTGTTATTTAACCCGTTAGTAACAAGCGTTATGTACTGCCTTTGCAATACCTTACTAGCGATGTCCGAAAACTCTACTTTATCTTCGTGTGTAATCCACTCATAGAAGGTTGAATTAGAGATTCCTAATAGATACGCTAGCCCTATATGACTGTGGAATGCTTCAGTGTCATCGTCTAGGTAATTCTGTGCCTGTGCTAATAGTTCAGGTGTGTACTTCGTGGGTCGTGCCATTACAATACCCCCTTCAGTACATTCATAGTAGCTTCATCTATTACGATAATATCTGATTCGCTACTACCTGCTGTGTGAACCATGTATACAGTCTCAACATGGCGTTCTGACATATGAGTATCTATATAATCATCGTCTTCATCTCTGACGGGATTGTAATCTGGATTAGGTACGAGTCTTGATACATATTCTTGGGTGTGTCTTATGAATGTGATACTACCTGTGCTTACATAGACTGAATCATCTTGGTCTATATAGCCATCTGTACCGTAGTCTTCGTTACATAATTCTTTAATTTCTATTAACATTTGATTGTCTCCGCTATGGGGTGGACGTAACTTAATGGTTTATTATAACACGTTAACCGATCATTTCTCTATACTCTTCCATTGTCATGCCTAGAGCGTTGGCTGTCTTTATGTCGTTAACCCCAGTACGAGCCTCTGTTATCTTACGCGCTTTGGCATCCATCATTTCATCATTCTTACGCAGAACCTTTTTAGCCTCTTCAGGTGAATAGAGCGTCCTGCGGTAATGTTCGTTAGTCATCCAAGTATTCCGTCAATGAACCATAACCAGCATACTATGCCAATTACCACACCTAGGCAACTAACTATCCTTGTGGCATTGTCTCGTTTGTCGATTTTATCAACTAACTTGCTTGGCAGTAAACGCTCTTTAAAATGGGATTTGTTCATGTGCCATCTCCTGTACAAAGTCTGGATGATTATCACCAATCGCAATCAACTGGTCTTCCGTTAGCTCGTTACCGTTACCGTCTTCAGCGTACACAATGTAAGCGTCTACAAAGTCTGGGTAATCAGCCATTGAAATGCCATCAATTTCTACGTGCGTTAGTGTTGAAAGATTCATAGTATGCTCCTATGGGGCCAAAGCCCTGTTATTGTATTAAAGTGTTAGACCATTAAGATCAATCCATGGTCTGTCTTGCACTTCTGAAGTGGTCAATACTTTGTTAGCAAGTATACCGCTAAAAATATACTTATTAGGGCTAATCTTCTTAGCAAGGTTCTGAGCTTTACGCTTAGTGTCTGCTTTAACTCGTAAAGTAACCTTGTCTGTAATTGTAGGCCATTCTCCATGCCCGTACTCTGGAGTGTTTTCGCTGTAACGTGTTTGTGAAATGATGTACC